CCCCCGGGTATTAAATTAGTTGGTTTCTGCGATAACTACAGACTGGTCAGTGATAAGACCAAGACCGTAGATTGCGTACCAAGCAAGAGCGTGTTCACGACCGAAGTCAAGAATACCGCCGTCACGAAGCTCAACTGGAAGTGAGATAGCGTGACCGAATGCATTGTCTCCAATGAAGATAGCTGAGTAGCGGTCAGATGAACCGTTACCTGTAGCTGTTACTGGAGTGGTGTAACCTCCACCTGTTGGGTACTGGATTGATCCTGGAGCTACAGCTGTATCAGTTGTATATCCTGAACCTGCACCATTGGTTACCTTGGTGATCTGGGTGGTCTCAATGAAGACGGTGTCATAAAGACGGCCGATCTCACCGAGCATGAAGTTACCTGGAGCAGCATACTTTGTTACTTCAATGAACTCTGGGAGGTCACGAAGACGACGGCTCTGGTGTGGGTGAACGAATGCAACGTAGGTCTCGCCAAGCCTTGGGATGTTCTTGGTTGCGAGGGTCTCAACTGCGTCCTTAACGGTACGGGTTGAGAGGTATGATGCACCGGTCATGGTTGCACGAGAAGTTGCTTCTGTGCCATATGCATACCAGTTGTTAACTGCTGAGAGGCTAGAGCGATCTTCGCCATAGATGACTGAAGATGCTGCCATAAGGGTGTCACGAGCCTGGCCATCAAGATAGAGAGCCATGTTGCGACCAAGAAGACGTGAAGCAGAAGCCATAACGTCATCGAAAGAAGCGTTGAGAAGAAGCTCAGATACTGCGATTGCGTATCCCTGCTCTGCAACGGTGATTGAGAACTGCTGTGCTGTCAATGCGTTGGTTGACATACGGACGCCTTCAACGAGAGTTGAAGCGAATCCGAGGTTGTTGTAACGCATGAAGTTGATCTGGAGACCAGGAGCTACGCCAAGTTCTGTCTTCTTGACTGCGAACTGCTCGAAGCGCAAGATAGGCATTGACTGGAATAGAATTTCCTTAGACCAGATGGTCTGAATTGCTTGTGTAAGCTGGCTGTTAGCGCCAGAGTACGCTGTAGGTGCTGCGGCGAGATTGCCGGTACCTGTTACGGCTGATGCCATGTCGGTGTTACTCCTTATTCATATATGTTTAGGTTAGTAAAAAGGTAATGACTTACCCGAAGATTCCCTTGTTACGATCATTAGCTGCTGAACCCAACAGACGTGATCGGTTTTTTGCGTAATCAGCTACCGACATAGAAGCAATTTGCTCCGGTGTATACGATTGTTGGTCCGAATTGTTTTCCAAGGTTGGTGGCAAGGTTGTCCTTGTACCGGTCATATCACGACGCTGAGCCTGAATAGCCTGCTGCGCCGATTCCAGAAGCTTTGAGGTTTTATCCTTCAGTCTGGTAATACTCTGTTCTATCTCTTCTACATTGTTACCAGTGACCATATCGATCAATTCTGGTGCAATGTTATCTTGCTCCTCACTAATGCGGCGATTGAGATACTGTGTTAGTTCAGCATACTCACGCTCACGCTCAAGGAGAGCAAATGCACGTTCACGCTCTAGGCGCTCCGCCTCAATCTTAGAAGCCCATTCCTTTTCTTTTGTTTCAAGGAGTGTTCGAACGTCCATATCGGCTTCAAGCCTCTTACGTTCTGCTTCTGCTGCAGCTTCTGCTGCCTGGCGAGCCTCTGCTAGGCGCTCTTCACGATCCTTCTTAAGAAGATTAAGTTCTTCTTTAAGAGAGTCGATTTGTGGGTACAGTTTTGATTTTTCTTGCTCACGTACTTTTTGCAAGTCTTGCTCTGTGTATCCCTTAACTTGAGTGAACTGATCTTCAGCCACTGCCTGCTGGGCTACAGGTGCGGTTTGGTTTACCTCAGATGCAAACGCATCTTGAGCCACTGCACTGTCTACTGCTGTTGAGTTTTCTGACATGCTTATTCCTTAGGTTTGAGAGGTCGTTGTCCGAATGAGTGCCACGATGACCTGCGGGTTTTGTTTAGTGGTATATAGACTCGCAAACTATGACTAGTTTGTCTGCCTAAATTACTTAGCGTTTTCTTCTGAGCTAGGGCTATCCTTCTGATCGTTAGATACGCCTCGTCCAGGAAGCTTTGTTCCATAGGCCTTTGTTACAAGCTCTGCTTGCATCTGAGCCAAGGTTTGCTCTTCAAATGGTGTGATGACTCCAGGTTGTCCTAGAGGTCCAGGACCTGTTCCATCAGCTGGAGCGGCTCCAGGAGGAAGAGTTCCATCCGGCATCATACCGGTTAATGACGTAATTGCTGAAGCGATCTGTTGCTTTATGAGGGCTAGGGCGCCATCAGCTTTAGCATCAGCAATAAGCTCTGCACGAATTTCTTCAAGCTTCTCATCTGGGAACTCCTCGCCTAGCTGGCGTAGAGCACCTTCACGGGATTCAAGATTCATCTGCATCTTGGCCTGGATTTCCTGCAAAGTAATGAGCTTATCAAGAGGTAGTGGAGGTGGGAAGTGGACTACAGACTCGTAGGTCAATGGATCATTAAGATCCAAGGCAAAGAGCTGCTGGTCCTTAATAGGTCCATTTACATCTGGATTATAAACAAATGCTTCTGGCTCCTTGAATGCAAGGGTTAGGAGGACTAATTCATTGATACGTCGAATACCCTCGCTATACTGCACAATCTTCTGGTGGTAGCGATTCATCAGAGGTTGATACTGGATAGCGAGGGCAACACCTGAGGTATTAGAAATAGGCTGTACTTGTCCAAGAGCGGTCTCTGGGACACCAACCATTTCGTGCATAGCAGTCTTAACTACCTTAAGATACTCAAGAGCTCCTGCAAGACCGGCTCCGCCGCCCTCTAGGTTCTCAACACGAGCATCCTTTGGAAGACCGCCCCAAACCTTCTTAGGGCCCTTCTCAAGGGCTGAGGCCTTAGCTCCGATAATAACTGTAACGGGGGCTGCGTGATAGTTGACGATATCGGCAATATCAGTAGCCACTTCATTATAGTTACGGTTCAAGACAATAAGGTCGTGGCAATCAGATAGGCCCCATGGAGATCCTGAAACTAAGACGTTTGGAATATGAATGATAGGAACTACGCCGATTGGATTAGGGCGTGAATCGATTAGCTCGTCGTTAATGTATTCTTCGATGCGATCATCGGTCAAGATTTCAGTATAGGTATAGACCTGACGAGTACCTTCGATAGATGTGCCCCAGAAACGGTACTTGAGCTTAAAACGAATCAAACGTGTGCGGTCGTGTGGGTGAAACTCTGGGAAGCAGAAAGATGAGTTCAGGGGAAGGATACGAACTCGTCCTGGATGAGGGCGACCAATAGAATCTTCAAATGCTTCTTCGTAAGCTACTTTAACAAAGCAGTCACCAGATACTCCGCCTTGCTGTCCCATTTCCCATAGAACGCCATGCTTGTTATTATCAATCTCCCAAGCACGCTTTAGGATATCTGGAACGATTGCTTCTGTAGCCACTGGGCTGCGGAATGAAACTCCACGGCTAAATGTAAAGTTAGTAATAAAATCTGTAAAGGCACGATAGTAGTTATAAACCATCTGTGCTTCGCCAATTTCACGGCGATAGGACCAGTGATGTCCTAAGTACATTGCCCAGTTAAGAGAATAACGATTTAAACGTGGACCATGAACTTCAAACTCTTCATCTGCTAGTTCTACAAGACCAAGAGGTGAAATTGAGATGGTTAAGTCTGATGACGCCGCCCTATAACTGGGAGGTGAAAAATCGATACCACCACTCATCGGTTAATTCCATTCATTTGTTTTGCCCCCGAATGCACAGTCTCTGATGTTAAAGGTTCACCAGCCCCGGAGAAAGGGAACGGGGCTGGGAACAGGTATAGTCTATCGTACTTTAGTCGTTTACTGATGCAGGGTTCAAACGCTCCTGGCGTGAACCGTTGCGTACAACTTCTTCGATTACAACTGTTGAGTGGTCTCCGAAGTTACCCTGAGCAAACTCGCCAAGGAATGTTGGAGCTTCGACCCAAGCAGCTGAACCCACGTGAGCACGTTCACGCATTGTCTCATCAGCATACTTTTCAAAGACGTTGTTGTTGTGGTTAGGACGTCCATCTGGAGTCTCGTAACCTTGATCCAAGCCAACTTGGAAATCATTTGGAACGTCGGTGTCTGTAGCGATACCTTCTTCAAAACGAAGTGGGCCACGGAGACCTGAAGTTGCAGGAGAGAACTTGCGCTCGTATACGTTTCCTGGACGCTCTGGGTACTGTGGAGTTGGTGCGATATTTGGTGTTGCCATTGTTTATCTCCTATAGGATAAGGGATTGAGGTTCCTCAGGGTTAATTCTGTCTTGTAGTAGGTGTTTTGTCATAGTAAATTAAAAGAAAGGATTGGAGCTTACCTCTACGGTAGGCATAACCATTTCTTGGGTCAGGGAGCAGGCAAGGGCCAAAGAGTCCACAAAATCGTCGTGGGCGTGGACTTCATCCGGCGCAGCCACTAAAAAGTTAGGCCCCTTATACTGAACTTCAGCATCTGTCATCTGTTGGTAAAACTTCTTCCAGATACGAAGGCGACGGGTTTTAGCGTGGGCAGGCCAAGAGACCATCTGACGTTGAATCAGGGCCTGAAGGTGCTTCCACCGCTTTGACTGCTCAGTAGGGCTGGAAGTAACTGGCACCACTTCTGCTCTAGGCATAAGAATCTTTAGACGTCCGGCCACTGCATCACCTACACCATTAGCATCTACTCCGATAGCAAGTACATCATAGTTTCCAAGGAACTGCTGGATTTGGAAATATTGTTCTTCCCAGTCATCTCCTTGAAGCTCCAGCCAGTTGAGCACCCTATGATCATAGTATCCATACTCATCTGGACGATCCCAGTCTACCCAAACTACTGTGACCACTGTGCTGTCCATCTTACGGGCCGGGTCAATTCCAACCACAACAGGAGAGCGGTGCCAAGATTTAACTATTTCTTGTGAAGTATCTCCAAGATCATCCATAATGTTGGATGTTACGAACATACCTCGCTCAAGTAGCCACTTGCAGTTATAGGATAGCTGGAACTCATCAGAGTCCTCGCCAATACGAAGCATCTCTTTCTTAATAAACTTTTCATAGTTAGGCTGAATCTTAGCCACATCTTTCCAGTCCCACTGGAAATGATTCTGCTTAGCCTTAGAGTTCTGTGTTTGACGGCGCTTATTAAGTTGAATAGAACGATAGAAACCATTCTTGTGGGTTGTAGGAGTGCCTGTTTTAACCATGGTGGCGTTATAGTACGCACCCATAGGCGCAATAGACTTTGATACCACAAAGTCATCTGCTTCTTGACACTCATCAACAATAATAAGGTGGAAAGACTTAGACTCAATTTTAGCTCTTGGGTTAGCTGTCATCATCATGATGGTGCTTCCAGACTTCTTTAGCTTTAAGTTTCTTACAACGCCAGGAGTCTTAGTAGGAATATCATCAATTTCAGGGTCACCAAAGACTTCCATAGCTCTTTCAGAGGTAAGGCGGGACACTGTACGGGAGTATAGAGTTTCTACCTGGTTTTGAGTAGGAGCAAACATTCCCACCCAAATTCCATCACCAAACTTACCTAAAAGCTCTGGATAGATCTTAGCTAGTCGTGGAAGGATAACCATCAGTGTGGCCACTGTATTAGCGATGGTTTCTGACTTTCCTGACTGACGTGATGCGAGGGCGGTGATTTCTTCGCCATCATTGATAATGACTGATTCGATAACACGGCGTGCCAAGGGTTCCTGGTACGGGTGAAGCTTATGTCCTACAAGCATCTCCATGAAGGCCATGATCTTAGTGATCAAGATCTTAACAAATTCTTTGGAGAGTTCGTCTAGAGTGTCCTCTTCCTCATCTTCAGGAATAGGATTGAAGGATTCATCCTCCACTGCCTCAAGATCTACCTCTTCAAACTCGTGTTCGTTCACTCAGGGTATCTTTCTTTAAGCGTAGTTAGAATGGCATAGATAGATTCTGCGCCAACTCGTGCCTCTTCTAGATTAAAATTATCTTCTGTTTTCTGCCAGCTAGATAAGTTACGGCCAATTGAATACAAGACTTGGTCAGACCAGGTAAGCAGCTCTGCTGTAGAAAGCTTAGCCACTCTTTTTTCAATGCGGCTCTTAACTCGTTCTTCTTTTTTCTTAAACATCGTATTCTTCCCCTCGTACTATATCCCAATCAAATTCGCCTTCAGCCACTGCCCTACCTGCAATTGCATTGGTCAATGCTTGGCTTTCATCATATTGTGCTACCCACTTACCTACGACAATAGATAATCGGGTAAACGGCAACCTAAATACCAGGCCACTGCCATACCTAAAGGGCTCTTCGATTTCTTGTGTATTAGAGCGCTCAATAATTACTTTAGGCTTTATAGGATAAACCATAGCATGCCAAAAGTACTTTTTGCCCATATCGTGCGTTCTAGCCATTGTCGCCTAATCTTTCGCACATGTGGGTAGGAATCTCATGTTCCAGAACCAAAGCTGAGCAATCCCGGCATTTAAATACTTTTGGTGGATTAAAGTTGTTCTGAGCAGTAGCTCCTTCAACAACATCGTCTTGTCCAGGCCTAAAGTACTCATGAACTACCTCTGGGCGCATAAAAATTTCTGGTGGGAATGGTCCCTTGGCAGCTTGCGATGAACGTGGAACAGGATGACCTTGTTTGGTCTCTATACGCTCAATTGTCATATTTTGCCCTTTTCTCTGTATAGTGACTAATATTACACCATGTTAGAGGTTTGCACGACACTGTATTTACGGCTATACTGGAGGCAGGAGATTAAACCCTCCGACACTAACAACGAAACAAAAGAGTTACAACTTGTTCGGTAGAAAGAGACCGAACTGCTGAGGACCTAGTGACAGTAGGTCAATAGTTCGGGTTGGCTCTCTAGCCTAGGAGATAGTGTGAATCTGAATGACAAAAGGAAACTTATAATCCTTGGGCTCGCAGCCCTCTTAACAATCTCAAATTTAATAACGTTTACGGCCAAGGCCACGGCCCCGATGCTACAAAGGTGCTTAACACCTGTCGGAAAGCTTGAAGTGGCTAAAAAGCTCACCCCAAAGCAGCTCTACCAACTTTTACAGCATGTAGGGTTTAAAGGCCATTCCCTTAAGGTCGCTTGGGCTGTAGCTATGAAAGAAACCCACGGCAACCCTCTTGCCCATAATTTCAACCCACGAACGGGAGACAACTCTTATGGGGTCTTCCAGATTAACCTTTACGGGGCTCTGAAGGGCCGTATAAAGGACTTTGGCTTAAAGTCGGCACAAGACCTCACCAACCCTGTAAAGAACGCTCAAATCGCCTACAAGATGAGTTCTGGGGGTACTAACTGGTCCCCTTGGCACGCTGACCCAGGTGAGCGGGATCACAAGCTAGTTCAAATGTGGATTAAGATCTGCCCTCAATTTTTGGCAGCTTAAGACTTCTTACCGGCCCTGCGCTTATTCTCCTTGGCAGTATTTTTGCCATGCTTGAGTGGGCGTAGGTTGCTGGAAGAATCGTTATCGTGGTTATTATCTTTGTGATCCACGTCTGTACCCTTAGATAGCTTGCCATGCTTCTTCTCATACTTAGCACGAGCAGCATTCTTAGAAGTAGTGTGCCACTTACCTTTAGAGTCTTTGTAGTGCTCAACAATGATCTTACGACCACCGTTAGCAGCTGAACCTTTGTACTCTTTGCCGCCAGCTACTTCTTTTTTCTTAGTTGCCATCTGTTAAGCCTCGATATTCTCTATCTATATCATCCTCTGGTTTTTTATCGTAACCAGCAAAAAATTGATCACTAAACTGTTGTGATCTAAGAAGTGTTTTTTGAATTTCGGGTTGCTCATAAAAATCATTATTTTGTAACTCTACGTGATCACAAAAAGGGCATGCAGAGTGGTCCAACTTAACCGGCGTATATTTTGAACCATCTGGATAATCTCTACCTTCAGTTCTAGACACCCCATGGCGATCATGACCTCGCAAAATACCGTCATAAATTGCACCATCAGCTATAGTTGGGTGATCGGAAGGGACTAGGAGCCTAGTCTTATGCTCGTTCTTTAACGCCTCCATCTCAGGCGTATAAGTACCTGCTTTTTTAAAGTGGTCTGAAATATTATCTAATGTTCTTAAATTAGAGTTTTGAATTGTCTTTTCTACTTCAGACTTATTTTGGTAATAATTTGGTGACATAGTAGCGTCAACAATTCTATCCAGCTCTTCTCGATCACGGTCTGTGTACTTACCAAATTCAAAATCGTTAGTATTGCGTCCCATTACTTGCCCTTTTTCTTAGATACGGCCATATTGTCAATTAAATTAGGATAGGGACGTCCAGCAGCTTTAGCACGTGCTTTAGCGGCAGATTTCTTCTTTGATGACAACTTCTTATGCTTGCCACCATCAGGATCTTTTTTATCCCAAACTTTTTTCTCAGCCATTAGCAGTCCCACGCCCTCAATGACTTATTAATGCGGCTATTTGGGTCCTTAGCGGTCTTTGAAGAGGTATTGTGCTTCTTCATGCCTTCCATACGAGCACAGAAAGATTTACGACGAGCGGCAGACTTCTTAGACTTAGCGGCCTCTTCCTTTTTAACAGGCGGCTTTAGATTGTGACCTTCTTTTTTAGCAGAGGCACGACCCCTAGCATTTAGACCACCTTCAGGATTTTGACCTTCTTTACGAGTCCAAGCAGCAGACTTATGATGCTCTTTTTTCTTAGTAGTTGTCATCCGAATATATCCTTCCGATCTTTTTCTGCATGTTGAGAAGTATCCACACAATCGTGGTTATTTGCTTCCTTTTTACCAGCACGAATGGCAGAAGCCCCACCAAGTTTGGTTACATGATAGGCACAAGTACGACAAGTCCAGGAGTGGCTTGTAAGGCCGTTTACCTTACCACCAACCTGGTAGTCAATCTTTCTTGCCATTAGTTGCTCGATTCACCATTAGCACCACGTCCAGGACGTGCTACAAAAGTTTCCCTATTAGGATCCTTCTCATACCGTTGATTGGTAAGAAAAGTCTTTGCTTCATTAGCCCTATATCGTAAGTTTGGTGGCATCTTGCCACAAGACTCACAAAATGTAGCGCTATCTTGAAAGATCTGAAAACGATAATCTTTCATAGGAACTACTCTGCTGAAGTGTCAGGCTTGTTATTTCCACGCTTCTTACGAGTTTCAAATACTTCTCTAGGGTTTGGAAGAATAAACTTATCATCAGAAGGCTTAACAGTGTCCATAAGCTTAGCTTCAGGCTCTGTTCCTTCTAGTACTTTATTCTCACCATTAACCTGAATAGACAAGGTCTTACCTGGTACTCCGTTGCTTGCAGCAAGAGGTGGCTTGCCTTCTTCCAAAAGACTCTGACGAAGTGGGTCAAAGCTGGCGGCAGCTTCCTGTCCACGCTTTCTAGACGCTGCACTAGCAAGCTTTACACACTCTGGGCACTGAGGGTTATTTGTACCGCCAGCTACGTGAGTTTGGTGCTCAGCTTCCATATCAACAGGCTTTCCATCACGATGGATAGGTCCTTGTGAAATATGGCGCTTATTCTCACCGCTTCTAAAACCCATTTCAGAACCACGCTTTAGACGTGTCATCATGTTACCGAAACTGCGACCACGCTTAATAGAGTCTGTAACTAGATCAGCAATATGGGTTGCTCCGGATACACTGTGGTTTTCAAACACACGGTTTCCGTTTTGATCCTTATATGGATGCCAACCTTCATGCAGCCAGTCAACGCCCTTACCGATCTTTCCTTTGGCCGTAGGCTTAATACCACTTTGAGACCTAGAGTCTCCATTGAATCCCATAAATGGTGATTCTGAACCACGCATAGGTCCATTACGAAGTGGGTTATGTGGATGGCTCATATCACTCAAAGGAATGACTTCATTGCCATGCCTAAAGAAGTCTGTTGCTACATCAACGTTGCCGTTATTAGGATGGTATTCAACCATCTTTCCTGATTGGAAACGCTTCTTATTATCAATGACTTGACGAGCATATTCAAGATTATTGCTAAAGTTGCTTGAATTAGTACCCAAGAACTTAGTTAAATGGTTGTAGTCTCCGTTATCCCTAGTCTCAGGGATTCCGGCATGGTTCATAACAAAGGCCATCTTTGCATAGTCACTACGAGCAAAGGCTGGGTGATTTGGGTGACCCGAATCAGTTTCAGGAAGATCTGGGGCCAATCGAGCAGAAAGACGCTTAGCACGATCAATAACGTGCGGCTCCATGGTAGTAATCTCTGTGCCGGCATTTGCACGGTTTATCATCCTACCGGTTTCAATAGCATTTCGCTCTGAAGTCTTAGCAGGAGGACGACCAGCAGTGGTTTCATTTAGATTTAGGTCATGAGTGCCCAGGCCTCCTGGCATACGACGCTTTCTAACCCTAGCATTTTCTTCTTCAAGAGTCTCTGGACGACCTAATTGGTCCTCAACCTCAACGCTTTCAAAAGTTCTTCCAACACCTGGCTCACTAGCTGTGCTGCGATTAACAACATTTTTAGCAGTTAGGCGAGGCTCTTTAACAATTGGCTTTGCAACTTCTTTAACTTTACCTTCGTAGAAGTCAGAATCATCTCCTGGCTCATAATTAGGAACCATCTCACGATCTTCCCAATTATCACGGAAGTAACCTTCGGCAGGCTCAGCGTGCTTCTGTTCAAACTCGCTGCGCTCAGCTACACGGCGATTGTGTGCAGCCTCTTGCTCCGAATCAGAAAGATTTCCTTCTTTTGAAATTTCATCTTCATGGCGAGCGTTCATTTCAGCAAACGCTGCTTGACGTGCCTTATGCATACGCTTATGCTTTGGAGAACGATAAATACCTGGGGAGATATCCCTCATACGCATAGTGGTTGTGCTAAGAGGATCGGCAGCATTATTGCTTAGGTTATACTCGTCCTTTAGATTGCCGTTTTCATCCCAAAGATTTTGCTCAGACCAATTCTTAGGCTCTTTAACACCAGAGGTAGATCCAGACTCTTCATCCTCAGACAATGACAAGTTGCGCTTGTTTTCTGCAGCCGTGTCTTCTTCATCAATGCTTGCTGCTTCACGCTGCTTTGAGCCTGAAGAACCCACTAAAGGAGTCTCTACATCTTCTTCAGATACTGCACGCTCTGCGTCAGTAGATAGCTTATCTAGCTGAGCATCCTTAGATGAACGGAATTGCTGACCCTTAAGACTATCTGCTTTTTCTGCAGCCGTGACAGTATCTCCCTTAGGAGTTCTATATGCCTGATTAAGTCCAGACTCTATAACACGTGCAGGTCCAGTCTCAGATACTGTAACTTTTTCTCCACTTTTTAGCTTTCCTTCTGCACCAAGACGGTATGTAGTACTAGCTGGAGAGCTTGGATCATTATATGGATAGTTTAGTTCGCCATTTGAATCATATTCAGGAATAGGAGTATCTGCAAGAGCACCGCCAGAATTAGCTGCGGTATCTTTTGTTCCCTTACCAATTAGGGTGTTTTTAATTCTATCCAGACGTGCTCGAGCTTCACCGCGGCGATTAGCCTTTGCAGCTTCTTGCGCCTGTTGTTCTGGTGTAAATTGACCTACAACACGGTTGGCAACTCGCTCACGAGTGCCACGATTAAGATCTTCTAGATCGTACTCTTTACCATTAGGTCCCATACGCATAGTGGTAGTTGCTAAGTTTTTATAAGTTTCTACACGCTCACGCTTTGCTTTTCTGGCAAGACCACGCTTTGCTAAGCGAGCATCTTTATCTTGCTCTCGCTTTGCTGCCATTCTTTCCAAGACATCTGGTGCAGGCTGATCACTGCGACGTTCTTCAGCAACTCCCGTAGAGGTTTCTTCAAAACGCTCTGGATTTTGCTCAATGTCGCTTGTCTCAGTGCGTACAATCTCAGGACGATCTGCAAATGGCAAACGGACAACACTTTGTCCACCTTTTCCAGGAGCAGTGTACTTATCAAATTGGCCCATTATTAGTCCTCCAAAAGTCCTGTAGCGTGTTCTTCATTGAAAAGTGGGCCGGTAGTGCTACCACTTTCATCTTTAACGTCTTCCCAGTCACCCTGAGCATTCTTAATCTGACCTAGAGGTGTTTTTGCAGTAGCTAGGCTTTGATTAAATACGCCAGTACGTCCTTCAGCACCGGCCGTATTTTCTGAAAAGGTTGTTCCAGGCTTAAGTGCGTTGAAAACATCAGAGGCTGCAGGCTTTGCATTTTCTGTTTTAATTTTTTGCCTATCTGCGGCATTCTTTTCTTCTTGAACCCTAAGGGAGATATCTCCTAGGACACCATTACGAATTCCAGCAAGTGCGGAGTGTTCTTTCCACAAACGATTGCCTTCTTCTTCGCCATGGGTATCAATGTAAGATTGGCGATTAGCCTCAAAGTTAGATTGGGTTCCGAGACCCTCAGCCATGTTCTTTGCGACGTGGTTAAACGCATCACGCTCTAAACCTTGTTCATGTTGCTTATCCATGCGATCACGCATTAACTTATCATTAAAAAGAGCAAGACTTTGCTGAAGTTGCATCTTATTCTTCATCTGACGAATACTTCCTACACCACCTAGAAGTTGGTTCAAGAAGTTTCCTCCTCCTGCACCGCCGGCTGGGGAGATATTCTGACCGCCATTAAGATTCATCTAAAGATCCTGTCTTTTCCGATATGGACAAAAGTTTAGCAACTCCGCCCTGTTCTGTAAGCACATGAGAGTTTTTATTATAGTGGTGGATACAGAAGCTCAAAACCCCGTATGGGAGCTCTACTAGGACTTTAGCCCTAGCTGAGCAGCTATCACATTGAATTCGCTCCTGAGATTCCTCCGCCAGCGGCATTGCCTGTAACTCCGGTTCCAGTAGCTGTGTCATCTGCATCCATTCCTTGGTATTGATCCATGTCTATATCAGAATCTGGGCCTAATCCATAGTAAAGCTGGTCGTAGTCTACTACAGAATTGGGGAGGGGAAAGCGAGCGTCACCCAGCCGCCCTACTGTTGCAGGGTCCTTTAGAGGCACCTTGAACTGGCGATGCTCTTTCTTTGGGTGAGTCATACGAGTATTCTCTCACTAAAGCAAAAAGCCGGGAGCGTTAACTCCCGGCTAATTACATTTAGGCTATTAGGCCCAAGGTGTGATTGTGATCGCAGCACCAGCAGCGGTTGATGCAGTACCTGCAGCAATGCTCTGGGTCTTGATTGTTGCAGAAGCACCCTTGACTGTTGGGGTACCTGTAGGTGAAGCAACAGCGATAGCGGCTGTTCCGTTAGAGACAAATGAGACGGTGTTTGTCGCACTTGCGGTAACAGTCCATGTACCGTTAAGTTCTGTTGTTGTAGCATCTGCAAGACCAGCGATTGTGATCTTTGTACCAATTGGGAATGCAGCGCCAGCACCTGTAGCAGTAACAGTTGCAGTAGCTGAGCTAGCTGTACGAGCAGCAGCTGTGATTGAGATCGGTGTGTTGGTTGCAGCAGAAGCTGTGGTAGCAACAAGCTCGACATCACCAAGAAGTGTTTGAGCATTAGTGGTCGAAAGACCTAGAACTGATGGAACATTTACATAAGCAGTTCCGCCTACGAATGAACCATCTGAGTCAGATGCCCCAGCACCAAGTTGTGCGTAGCCTGTTTGACCAGTGATTGATACGCCTGAACCAGCTGCATTAGTTACTGTGAACTGGTATGCAGTTGCTGATGCGATTGTAGCGTTTGTAAGGTTGAATGCAGAGGTTGTGAGACCTGAGATCGATACGTTCTGTCCAACCAATGAAGCTGGATTGATTCCGTTTGATTGAGCTGTATAGGTGACGGTTGTTCCGTTGCCCGAAGCAGCTGTTACACGAAGGATTGGGTCTCCAGCAATAAAGCTTGGGAATCCTGAGTAATTAGCTTCTGCGATGTTCTGGGTATCCTTGGTGTAATCCAAGTATGCAGAGTTTACGGTAGAAGTGTTGGTCCATTGGACGTTCTGTGAGCCGCCAACTGTAACAGTTGCGGAAGGTGTTCCTGCAGAACGCTCATCGTTTGGTTGTAGTGGGAAGTTACCCCATACGAAATCAACGTTAGGGCGACCCGTAACAGTTGATGTGGTTACATTTTGCAACATTGCGTATGCGTATGTTGCTGAGGTTGTTGACACAGACAAGCTTGTGTTACCGGTAATTGGGTTACCAGTATAAACTGTCCATGACTCTAGGCTATTGCCTTCGAGATTAGTTGCCATGTACATAGTCCTATCTAGAGAGGGTTAGAGAGTCTTGCCCA